GAGAGATCAATTGAGTAAGATAACTGCGGTCGAGATCTACTTCGACAGAGGTAATGGCCTCTACCAACTCTCGTGATTTTGCTTCCTTCAAGAGTTCGCTCCACTATGTCCGGCATGGTACTCCTTCCGTGCCTGGTTAACCTGGTCTACGAGATCAAAAATGGTGTAGCACACTAGATCGAACTTGCTCTGTCTTACCTCTTCTATAGTGAGCTTCTTGTGGATGCTGAAGTCTTCGTCATCCACAACAATCGTGATGGTCATTCCCATGTGGCTTCTGTTCTAATGTGGCAACCCTGTGACATGCCAGCTACCCTGACCACAGTCTCGAAGGCATCTGGGAAACTGGGGTCACTCAAATTGATCTTCAGATACCTCATCAGTTTCAGATTCACCGTGAGATTGGCCAGTCCGGTCTCCTCGAGCGACCACTCACAATACGAGCGTAAACAAGTCGAACAAATTTGACCAATTAAATTTTCAATCTTTTCGCGGTCCCATTTGACATTGAATTTGAAGGGCGCAGGCCGGCGCTCCCGAGCCGGGTTCTCCGGTTCCAAGAGATCAACTGAGTAGCTCCAGCCAAACTGAGTGAGGCCGGCGTACCAGAAGATGGTCTTAATGCCCCAGATGGTTCCCCCGAGTTTCCCAATGAATCGGCCCTGGTCGTGCGGATCGACCGAGAGCGTGAAGCGTGCCTCGTTGGGATAATGCACAATTTCAGGCGCCTTGGTGCGGCGGCCGATCGATAGAGCGATCGTCTCCAGTAGTGAGTGCAGCCTAAGCTGCGGAGCGACTACGCGCTCGTCAGTGGCTATCATTTCAGGTCAGGTCGGATTACTTCAGACACCAATGTCAATCCCCAGAACAAAACAACAACCAAAAACAAAGAAAGGAAACAGCATGGCGTTATTCAGCAATCTGTTTTTTGACGCCGTAATTGGGATCGCGGTTCTCATTATTTTTAGTGAGATCGTGATCCCTCTGTGGAAAGGGAAGCCATTCTTCCCATCAGTCAGGAAACTCAAAACCCTAATCAGAAAAACAAAAGAAAATGTTAGCCAAAACAATAGCAATAATAATCACAGTGGTCCTGCTCGGGATTCTCATAAACCTGGGCAAGATAGTTGAGTACAACTCAATCGGTTCGATCCTGGTCGTCCAAAGGCTGGACGGCTCAGTGCACTGCTACTTCGATGCCGGATATAAACCTCAGTGGTACGGCAAGGTCACCCATTACACGAAATCATCTCCGCTTGATTTCAACGCAGCAGATGGAGCCAGGCCAATCAAGGTGCAGTTTGCGGACGGTGGTCATGGAGATGTGAGCGGTAGCTGTCGAATTGACCTACCGTTGAATGAGAAACAAATGATAGATATCCATCAGACATTTGGGTCCCAGTTGGCAGTGGAGAATCAGCTCGTCAGAACAACAGTGGACCGATCCATGTATTTGACTGGGCCGCTGATGACCTCGACTGAAAGCTTCAGTGTCCGAAAGCCGGACCTGATCAACCTGTTTGAGGATCAGGCGGTTCACGGTGTGTTTCAAACACAGCAAGTATCGAAGAAAATTCAAGATCCTATCACCGGTGAAGATAAATGGATCACTGTGTTAGACCTGAGAAGGGACAAAGATGGGAACGTGCTCAGGCAAGAAACATCACCATTGGTCAGGTTCGGCGTAGGACTCTACAATGTATCCATTGTAGGAATTAAATACGAAGATATCGTGGAGAAACAGATCGCTCAACAGCAAGCTGCCACGATCGCTGTTCAGATCGCAAAGGTTCAGACACAACAAGCCATTCAGGATGCCCTGACTACGGCAGAGAAGGGTAAGGCGGCTGCAGCTAAATCCAAGTGGGACCAAGAGGTCATCAAGGCACAGGCTGTTACCCAGGCAATACAAGAGAAAGAGGTTGCTGAGACTCAAGCCAACAGGGAGAAGGTGGTGGCTGAGACTGCAGCCCAGAGAGACCTGAATGTGGCCAGGCTGAACAACGAAGCTGCAGATCAGACAAAACAGAAACTGATCAAGGAGGGCGAGGGTGAATCTACCAAGCGCAAATTGATCATGGCTGCTGATGGAGCACTATCAATCAAGTTGGCGGCATTTAAGGAAGTGAACTTCCAGTACGCCGAAGCATGGAAAAACTACAAGGGTAACATTGTTCCCGGGGTAATATTCGGGCAACAGGCAGGAAGTGCCAGCGGGAACAGCGCGGTTGGCCTGGTTGATCTCCTAATGACCAAGCTGGCAAAAGATCTATCACTCGATATGTCCTTCCAGGGACAGCGTTAACAATCAACTCAGCGGCGGCGTGGCCTATCCCGCGTCGCCGCAAACCTATAATATGAGAATACGAGCAGACGACGCAGTTAAGCAAGCACTCAGGGAGCAGCTCCTCATCCTGAAAGGGATGGGGGTGAAAAAGGTAGATGTATCTTACAGTGGTTCCGGGGATGAGGGCTACATCAACGGTGTGGTTTTCACTCCGGAGCTGGGAGAAGGAACCAGGTTCAACACAAGTGAGTTCGAGGGAATTCTATACGACTACCTGGATCCGGCTCATGTTGGAGACTGGGTCAACAACGAGGGAGGATTCGGTGAAATCAGTATCGATTTAGAAACAGGCAAGACCAAGGGAACGGTCAGTTTCAATGAGGTCACCTACACAACAACCAAACTAACAGATCAGCTATGAGTATCAAAAAACCACGAATCTACATCAACGAAAAAGGAGAAAAAGAGGTCACTCTGGCCTTCACCGAGAAGCCTACAGATGAGCTGTGCGACTTCTGTGCCGCACTCAAGCCACCCTACAAGGAATACCCATGCAAGGACTTTCCGCATCCCATGAGCCCACTGCACTGGTCCAGGGGAGAGTGGAACGCCTGTGACAAATGCGCTGAGTTGGTCGACGCCGACAAAAGAGAGGAATTACTTCAACGGTGCCTACTGATGCACTCGATGGAGCACGGACTTTCAGACGAAGCAGAAATAATGACGAGGGCGTTTCATAACGCCTTCTTCGCAAACCGAAAGGACAAGTAATGACGATAGAAGAACTGCAGAAAATACAAAATGAAGCCTGGGAGCAATTCCGGGTAAATTACACAACACTGACAGATGATGCATGGTACGCCAGGGTGTTCCGAGCCATATTTGGTGGGAAGGGACTCACCCGGATGGTTTGGGATAACGGGTACCTGAAAGGGGCGAATACGGTACTGGATGACGAGTTGGTTAAGCTGCGATCTGGATCCGTTCCTCCGGAACTGAAATCAGGCCAGCCTGAATCGCCCGAATCGCATTCATCTTCTCACAGTCAAGGAGGTGGTTTTCCTGATGCAGATCCTTCCAAATAATCTCCATGCGCCCGGTCCGTTTGCTCTGCACCTGCATTTTCATGCGGGAGTTGAGTTGGCGCTGGTAACGATCCGAGACGTTGGCGGTGACGTGCCAGATCGTGGGCTGGGCATAGCGCAGGCTGGATACCAGATCCATGGAACCGGAATTACTGAACTTCACATACCGGGCGCGTTCCAGGGTTCGGTTCTCCCAAGCTGTGCCCAAATGAGGATCACGCAGTTGAACGGGGGAGTAGAGTCGTTCGATCCGTGTACCATTGGGCTGACGGTGCCAAAAGAACTTTGTGTCACTCCCCCACATCCCCCGCCAGTCGTGCTCGATAATCATGCGACCAACCTGGTTTGGGCGATGGGCCATATCCAAAACTACGTTTTCACCCAGAACCGAATTGTCGGCCTGGATCTTGGCGACTTCGTCTTCGGTATCCACCCGATCGGCAAAGAGAAGCCAGGATTCGCCATTCGGGTGGACGCCAGAGGGGGGTGCCCAGCGCCTACAGACCACCCAGAAGTGGTTTTGCTGGACGTCTACACTCATCACAGCGGTGGATTCCTTATCGATGTCTCCAGGGCCGTACAGCTCGGTGACAATCTCCGCGTGATCAAACATGCGGTCCGCATCCCATACCTCGGCAAGCCATGAGTTGATGAAGTTCTGCCGGCCGGAGAGGATGTCCTTGGACACGATCCACTCCGCGGCGATCGACCCAAATGACGTCTTCT